CCCATACCATTTTCATATTGCTCAAATTGGCAAGGTCAGTAATATTCCTATTTAGGTCATCAAGAGCAGTAGTCAGTGCCGCAATACTTTTCGGCACTGCAAACAGCGGCTGAATGGCTTCAATTGCCAGCCCATTAAGTTTTACCCTATACAACGGCATCTCACTTTCAAATGTTCCTGAACGGATGTCCTGGTTATTCGGTACCGGGTCCACCGCTGTCGCTCCCGTCTGACCTTTGAGTACCCCAAAACTTACCCCTTCAATGCCTGTCACTTCGTCCTTTGCGTACTTCACGATAATCATGTCGTTGCGAAGAAGCCCGGCAGTACCGTTCTCGATCTCCACATCCTCATAGGCTCCTTCTTCGATTACAGCCTGCCTACCGTATCCTAAAAACAGCCCATCAAATATTCGCACCTTGTTGGATGTTACCGCCTCTGCCCTCATCTTTTCACCTATCGGCAAGACATATATCCCGCCCCCGACAACGCCGGCATTCAGGTCAGCGTCCTGCTCTGCTGTCACATGCTCCTGGCCCCAATAGCCTGTTACTAATTCTAATGCCATTTAACTCTCTCCCTTCACTTTATATTCAATGGTTTCGTATTTATCCATATATGTCATTATCTTGTTTGTCACCGGGCGGCTCAATACCGTCTTAGAGCTCCTGTCCCTGGCGGCTACGATATCCCCAATTTCCAGATCTGCATCTGTGATAGACATTTCCGCCGACTTGTAATTCATCAGTTCTTTAAGCCTGTCTGTACCGCCCTTGATAAGCTCCGCCTCATCCGTTACAGATGAATAATCATAGACCGCTGTTCGCTCATTTGTACCTGTATAGTACTTTTTCTGCGATATGCTACCGTCTAGCTGCACATACAGATGTATAACTGTCCTCGCAGCAAGTTCCCCCTGTCCCAGGCATATAAGATGGTTGATTCCCCGGCTGTAGTCCCTTGTAGAAACATTTATGTTGTCATCCCCGTTGTACTCTAATTCCTCACTGTGATTTTTAATCCTAACGGCCCGCACAACCACTCTGAAAGGCTCATCTGTGCCCCCTGATACTGCTTTAATATCCATTCTGGCATTATTCCTGGACAACATATCGGATAGCCCCTGTAAAGCTGTCTGATAGCGGAACTGATAGGAACTTATCTGTATACCGGAGTTTTCTTCTGGTACTGAAAAAATCAGCCCTGTCCCGCCAGTCAGCACCTGTGCAATAATCCTGTTAGCATCCCCGGATACTGTTAGATATCCCTGCCCGGACGGAGGCTGGATAATACACTGATCCAGGAACCCTCTCCAGGTATATCCCATGTAGGTTATATCTGTATCCGACGTATTGCTTTTGATATCCTCTATGATTCCACCGTATTCAGTATCAGGTACGAAGAAATGGAAACCTTTCTTGATTCCGTATTTCTCTGCATATTCTTTGGACAGAATCAGCTCAAAATCGTTTGTATCTCCGATATCCACATCCACGGATACCAGTTCGTCCATGTAGTCCACCTCAAGGCGGTCTATGTCTGCTAAGACATACTCCATGCCGGTTCACTCCTTTCCGTATAAAGAATCACATCGAACGGATACTGCGCGTTCCATTTCACTGTCTGCTTTCCGGCCGGAATCTTTTGGAAGATATAATTTTCTTTATCCCTTGCATTAAACAGGTTCGTCTGTACTCCATTCCGACCATATTTGATTATCGTTCGCTCTCTGCTGTCTATGACAAGATATTCACCGTCGTACAGCACTGTGGACACTCTGTATAGATTATCGCCTATCCTTATTTCTGGATGGGTGCAGGGTCCATAGACAATCATCTTAAAAGCAGACTCAGCGAAGTGGTCATTGTCGAGCCTACCTACAGTATGATTTTTATAATAGTCATAGCTATAGTCCCGTAGATATCGCCGTGTTGCAGGTTTATACCGAGTAATATATCCATAAGGATAATCTCTGGGATATTCCGGTTCTTGACTTACGTTGTCTAATAGCGTATCTATGGCGTTTTTTCCAGCAGAGTCTATAATTTGTTCAGTTGACACATAAAAACGATATGTTTTATCTCTGCACCAGAAGGGATAATCTGTCACAACAGAAAGGTTTTTGACTTGGAAGGGAACGCCCATAAAAGCATCCGTCTTCTTGTCCCCAGCTATGTAGCATTTTAGGTAATAATCGTCCACATACAGCTTGCCTGGGAGTTTGTCCAGAATGTCTTTTTCTATCACCTGGTAAAAGTTGTTCGCAATTATGAGATACTCGACCCATGTGTCTGCCGTAACTGCCGCCGTTATCGGAATCGTAGCAGACATCCGTGAGAATCCGTTTATCTTATTACTTCGCACAGTGGCGTCCCACGAGTAGTCAAAGAACTCTTGATACTGTAAAATTATGTTTTCAGAATTCAAGTCAATCTTTTCATTCAGATGATTCACATAAAATACATTCATGCCAGAATCCCCCTTTCTCTCAATCTTGCATCTACCACTCTTCCTATTTCCCGGTTTCCGACAGACAAAGACAACTCTTTTACTGCTGCTTTTAGGCACTGCTGCATCTTGGCATAATCAATGTTTTGTCCTTGCGAATAAGACTTGTTTTCTTCCGCCGTAAGGACACGCTCGTTCTTATGAAGAATTGACATATACCCATCGTAGGGAACATTATCTATGCCATTGAAATTTCTGTGATAGTTACTGCCTCCGTTGGAATTTAACCTTTCAAGACCACTCTCGTAGTATTCGGGTCTCATAATAATGGTTCTTTCTCTGGCCGCATAGTCTGCTTCGTCGTTTATGCTCCGTAAAGAAGCTATTGTTCCGTCGGTGTTTACTTTTATGTCATAAGGTGTACCATTAATATCAATGATTCCCTGGCGCGTTCCGTCCGTGTTCTCTTTTAGGTCATTCATGGACGCTACAGCCTGCCCGTTTGCAAGACATACAGCTCCGCTCGTGTAATCCACATACATACCCTCGGCGGATATAATCTGCTGAAATGATGCACTCTGCTTGTTTGCCATCTGTTGAGTACTGTTAGCCATGCTCTGGGAATACCCCGCCGTTAAATTATTGGTCTTGTCATGAAACCCTATAATCTCTCCAGTCTTCTCATCCACCTTTATGGCTACTTGCGAATATGAACCAGAAATTGTGTTGTACATGGTATAGCAACCGCTCTTTGTAATCTGGTCAAGCCCCTTATAGTGGGATGTATATTTCGTAAGCATCTTTTGATTGTGGATATCCTCATTTGTCAGCACTTCCCCATTGTACTTGTTAATACCAGCTAACAATTTAGGATTGTTCTCTCCCATGATATCAAGATAACTCTGGTACAAATCCTCCTGGATTTTAACCTTGTCGTCCCTGTCTTTTGACAGGTTGGATATCTGTTGTTCAAGGGCCGCCTTTTCCTCGCCCGTACAATCTTTCAGCTTTGATTTTAGCAAATCAATCTGCGTGTTATAGGATGCTTTGATATTCACGACTTCGTCATCCCGGTTCTTTGCCTTTTCTTTCATCAGCTCGGATGCGCTTTTCAGATCCATGCTCTTTATGCGTTCATTAAACTCATTTTTTGCATAAGCAATTTCCTCCTGCGTACCTCCAACAGATTCAAGCTCCAACTGGTGGATTCTTGCGTTTTTTGCTTCAATGTCGGCAATCTCCTGTTCATTCAGTGCCCGTCCGTCGTCAACAGCTTTCTGTTTAATGGCAATAATCTCGCTTTTCAGACGATTAACCTCTTCTATCTGTGCATCACTGGACTTAGATAGTATGTCAAGGACTTTCTGTTCGCCCTCATCCACAACCCCGTCATCTGCCACAAACAGACCTTTTAAAGCCGCTTGCGATTCCGCTTTTTTACTTTGGATGGTCTGAATAGCAGTATCACAAGTGGTGTTTACACGTTGATTGAAATCATCAGATTCACTTTGTGTAATGACATCGTTGAATCCGATTTCTCGTAGAAATACATTAAAGTCTTCTACCTTTTTCGTAGATTCTTCGACAGCTGCCTGGAATTCGGGGCTGATATCTTTGCTAAATTCTTTATGTACATAACCCATCTTTTCCAGTTCTTCACGTGACTTTATTTCTGTACCGTTCAGCTTTGCAACGATACGTTCCATTAGGGACATCTCTTCGCTTGCCTCATTCACACTTCTCTTCGATAATTGACTGCTTTCATGTATGGCGTATAAAGCTACTCCTGCAGCAGTCACACCTAAAACTAAAGGCGCACAAACTGCCGCTAATCCCGATGCTGCTACTGTGGTACTGGATAATGTAGTCCCGGCTGTAACTGCACTGGAGGTACCCAATGTCTTTAAGGCTGCACTTATTCCCCCGACAGCACTTTTCAGACTTGTGAAAGTAGTAATCCCTTTTCCTGCCATGCTAAGCACAGGGCCCACTGCTATCGCTATTTTGGCCCAGTGCAGGATGTTATCTTTCTGTTCATCTGACAATCCTGCGAACCGTTCTGTTAATTCCGAGATATCCCCTATTACATCCTTCACCACCGGCAACAAAGTAACGCCTATAGTTCTGGCGGAGTCTGAAATTTGGTTCTTCAATATTTCAATCTGGCTTTCTGTTGTAGCATATCTTTTTTCAGCTTCATTGGTCAGAGCAATGTTTTCATTCCATGCCTTTGTGCCAGTTTGAATTGCATCCGAAAATACACCAGATGCCCCCGCAGCTCTCAGCAGAGCATCTCTCTGTCGAATCTCTGTAATTCCCATATCATCCAGTACTTTTATTGCGCTCTGCCCTTGGCTTTCACAATTAGCCAACCCTTGTATGAACGATATAATTGCTCCTGAAGCGTTATCCCTAAAAGACGTCTGGAACTGTTCAGCGGACATTCCGGCAACATCTGCGAACTGCTGTAGTCCCTCTCCGCCCTTTTCCACCGAAAGCTGCATATTAGCCATCAACGTTGAAAAAGCAGAGCCTCCGGCTTCAGCCTCGATACCAACAGAAGAAAGAGCTGCTGCAAAACTCATAATCTGTGGCTCTGTCATTCCTATCTGGGTGCCAGCTCCTGATAATCTGGTTCCCATTGCCACAATATCCGCCTCTGTGGTAGCAAAGTTGTTTCCGAGCTCAACTATAGTGGAACCCAATCTGTCAAAATCATTCTGGCTCATCCCTGTAACGTTGGCAAATTTAGCAAGGGCTGCTGCACCTTCTGCAGCAGACAGGTTTGTGGAATTTCCCAAATCTATCATGACCTTTGTAAACCCGAGCACATTGTCCGTCTGTATACCGAGCTGCCCTGCCGCCTCTGCTACTGCGCTAATTTCTGTTGTGCTGGAAGGGATTTCTTTAGACATATCTATAATGCCTTGTTTTAGTTTGCTTATTTGGGCTTCTGTGCCATCTACAGTCTTAGTAACTCCCGTAAAAGCAGATTCAAAGTCTATGGCTGTTTTTACTGCATACGTTCCCGCAGCTACCAAAGGGACTGAAACAGTTTTGGTCAAAAGAGAACCGGCTTTGCTAAGGCTTTCACCAGTTTTTGTCAGTATAGACATTCTTTTTCCTATCTTTTCAGCTTCAGAGACGCCCATAGAAGCGGCTTTCTGCATATCGCTTTTAAAGCCGTTTATATCCACCTTTATCTCTGTCAAGAGTGGGGCTAGTTTCATTCCTCCGCTCAAACCTATCCCTCCTTTCTGTGATTAAATTTGTCGATTGCTTTCATGTCGGGCGCTGTTTGCCGTAACCTCCACAAATCTTTCAAGACCTTGCGGGATTCAGAATGATTATTATAACTGTCTATCCAACTTTCCCGGTTAAGTAGCAAAAAATAAGAATAAGGCAATGCCAAGACTTCTTGAAAATTCAATCCAGTATACGTGCTTATTCTTTTCACTGTTGCAGTCTTTAATTTATAAAAGTTTTCCCATTCTTCAGTTGGAAAGTACTTTTCTATAACCGCTCTTCCTATCTCCCCATCTGGGATGGGGATTCGGAGTTTGGGTCTGTTTCCGCCTTTAACCTCATAGAACTTATTTCTTCCACAATAGCCGCAACAGCCTCAAAGGGAAGTTTTTTCAAATCTTTTTCTGTATACTGTTTGCCCTCACGGTTAAAGTTAATCATCAGCATAGCAACTTGGAATCGTTTTTCATCTATATTATCCTTTGTCAGGTCTTTCTCTATCTCATTAATTTCATCAATCATACCAACATTGGGTTCCAGTACGTGGATACTCTCACCAAATACTTTCACTTCCTTACAGTTATTAATATATCTGTCCAGATCTAACATTTTCTCCCTCCTAAAAATAGAGGGCTAAGTAAACGCCCTCTGTATGATTTTTACGGTGTGGTAATAGCCTCCGCCTCTTCATCAGTCAACTCTTCTTCGAATTCCGCCAGGAACCCGTCAACTTTCTGAATGGCAAAGATTTCCGCATCAATGGTAAGCTCCTTACTCTCAAAGGCTAAAGCGAATCCGGAACCACCCTGACCAATCATCGTAAATCGAATTTTCTTTCCATTTTCTTTCTCATGGACAAACCGAAAAAGGACCGTTTTCAACGCTTTTCCCTTGCCGGTGAATTTTAGCACTCTCTTCTTCTGTGTCGCATCTTCGGTGTATTCACCCGTGGATAACATGGAAAGGTTTTTAAGATTCCATGTGAGAATCCCTGTCTTTGCGCTGATTTCCTCCTTTGTAATGAAAGACTTTACAGTTCTGTCGTACTGGTTCTGTACATCATACTTGGTGGGCTTATAATCGATAGAAAACCCCCCACTGCAATGCCCCACATTATGCAACTCTGTTTCAATTGTAGAATCCTCTGGTACTTCAGTACCCGTAAATTCATACATGTACACCTCACCCGCACCAAGAATAATTTCATCTTTATCTGTCATGTTGTTTTCCTCCAATCTAATATAAAATACAGGGTGTCCTCAAACATCTGAACCCCGTCGTTAAAGAGGCATCCGCCTCCTGCTAATTGGCTGCGAAACCGGGTTTCTCCGGCAATTACAAAAGGTTCATCCTCTTCCATGTCCAACAGCTTTTTTATCTTTTCTTCAATTTCTTTGCAGTAATCATAATCATCATGGATGATTTTAAGTTCAAGCTGGCTTTCCTTCAAATGCCCACCAGAGACTGGCGTGAACATATACACAACGCTTAATCCCTTTATATCTGTTGTGAAAACAGGACAAAGGCAATCCTTTAAGTCCGGTATGCTGTTCTCAATATAATTCTTAATATCTATCTCCATATCAATCACCCAGCATCCTTTCAATTCTTCCTTTGCTCGAAATTGCTGCATTCTTCAAAAACGGCTTTGGTCTCTGACCCACTGTAAAATGCTTTCCCTTGTACTTCCCTGATTTTATAGTGTAAGACCACGGTGTCTTTCTTCCGTCACCATTAATGGCGTAAATTCCAGTTCCATTATGAATATACGGAGCATATTCCAGATTGCTGCCAATCCTTCCCACAATCGCATCAGACTCCAACTCGACTTCATGATTAATTGATGCTCGCAATGCTCCGGTATCAACAGGACAGTCCCTTTTTGCTTGATTCTCCACCACCAGACAAGCCTTATCCATTTTATGAGTCACATCTAGCACAATGGATGCAGTAGCTTTAGTTATACTACCTACAAATTCGGCGTTGTCCGCCATGTTATACCACCACCTTCAGCAACAGATTAGTTAATCGTGCATCTGTATTGCAGCTGGTAATCTCGTAGATGATATTACCTTTTTTCAGCCGATGCTTCGACGTGATATCCTTAAAGCGTGTCACTCCAGTATGAGTAGATTGCATGTACTTTTCGGATGCAACCACTTTTAAATCATCTGTCTTATGCACAGCAACATCAATCTCTTGTACGTCTGTCCAAACATCCTTCACAGCACCAGAGGGGCTTTTTGTTGGTACATTTTCCTGCAACATATATTTTCTCATATCCCGATTAATCGACATCACATCACCCCGGCAATCTGCGGTACTTGCGTATTGTCCGCTTAACCTTGTTCGGCAGGTCGTCCATGTAAGACTCACTGCCACCAGAGCTTTGCGACTCAGATTTTAAGCCCTCCGCTCCGTCCTGGTTGAACCGTACAAGGGTAAGCTCCTTTACCGCCGTTATGCACCCGGTGGGAAGCTCCTCAGCATCACCATAATTCAAAAAATTACGGATATCCACAATACTGTCTGCAATCATTTCGGTTAGCAGTTCGGTTTTATCGGTAAATCCTGGACGCTTCAACAGAGCTTCAAGCACATCTGCTTTCATGTCATTATCTGCCATATTATCAACTCCTAAAAAGGAGAGGGATAACCCCCTCCTACGCTCCTGCTACTTCCTTGGTGTTAACCGGACTCTCCGTTGTATTGGAAACAACTACGCTGATTGGTTCATCATCTGTAGATGTTCCGATTGTATAGTTCAGCACCGCAATTCCTTCAGGAATCAACACCTTAGAGCCATATCTACACAGTCCCCGGATACCGTCAGAGAACGATGTCTGCAAGCGCATAGCCTCTGTTTCGGATAACTGTTTCGCTGCACCGATAGCACCGCGATAGTGAGCCACAATCTTGTTGGCGGGTTTCTCCTCGGATAACATTACCTGCAAGCCGTTAATCTTTTGCCCCTCAACAAAACCGTTGGCAAGCACACTGGGATTAGCCGTAAATCTGCGGTCTTTAGAGAGCAGTCCAAGGATTTCCGCATCCACTGTTACATAACGGTCAAGCTTCGGAACTTTCTTCTTAGAGAGCAGTGTTCCAAGGTCTACAATATAATCATAGATGCTCTTTTTTGTAACAGTCTTCTTGCTGGATGCACTTCCGATTACGTTCGCTGACAATACTCCACCTGCAAGTTCTGTCAAAAAGTCAGCATCATATACCTCGGCCAAAAGAGCGGCGTGCTCCCGAGTTGTTGCGGACATTACATCCGCTTTTAACTGTACTTTGTCGCAATCATCCAGGGAAAAAGCGAAATACTTTTTCTTAGGGAAGTCCATTTCTATCGGCGTTGTAGAGATAGCATCCCATGCAACACTCCCCTCGTAGTCCTTAATTGTGCCCGCCCCGATGCGGTTAAAAGTAACCTTGGTTCCTTGTACACTGGATGGCTTCGTGCACATTGCATCTGCAATAGACACGCTGTGGAAATTGTGAATCAATGCACCTTCCCATAATGTTGGTTTGAAATTTTCTACTGACATAATTTAATTTCCTTTCTATTTTTTGTCCATAGCTGCGAACTGTGCTGCCACCTCTTCGGCAGACATTGTGTCCGCATTGTTTACAAGTGACTCAAATGTGGTATTGCCCGTAGGCTTTGAATCCGGATTAGCTGGTTCCCTGCCCGCTACGGTCGGAGTGAACATATCTTTGTAGGTTTCCTTTATCCCCTTTAATTGTTCGTCCAGTCCTGTTACCTTACCGTCTTCAGAGACAATCAACTTATCCCGGTTGAACATGCTGGATAGCAAGTCCGGATGCTTTGCCTGACTGTCTGCAAGAATCTTAGAGATTGCGGAATCTATCTTGATTCCCTTCATCTCTTTTTCGTGGTCTTCTTTTAGCTGCTTGATAGTGGACTCATGTTCCTTAATAGTGGCCTGCAATGTCTCGTTATCAGCATTGTTATTTTTCAGGTCCTTGATTGTATCATTCGCTGTATCCAGTTCCTTGACCTTCGAATTATACTGATCTTTGGGAATAACATGCTTTGGAGCCTCTTCATTGATTGTCTTCATAGTAGCTTCAAGGTCAAGTTTCCCATCCTCTCCATACACCGCATTTGATAATACTTTTTGTAACCATTCCATACTTTTTACCTCCATAGATTTTTATACCGGCTCTCCCGGTATTGGGCTGTACCGTTGTTCTTTATACCCTGCAACCCATAAAAAAGGGTAAAATAAAAGAACGCCTAAGCGCTCTTAAATTACAAACTGTTCATTTTCTATGATTTATCTTTATTCTGTTTCCACAGTGGGGTATATTTTCCCTTTTTAACAAGAGTATCAAAGTTTTTTGCATAATATTCTCTCTCTTTATCATACTCCTCCGCACTCATCCCGTCTCTCCAAAATGGTACTTCTTTTAGAGCTGGAGTTGCCCAATCATTACTTCCTGCCATCTATTTGAACCAATCCCTTCGTATAGTCTCTAATAAGATTTTCAACTATCATGATTTCGCGTCTCAAGCTGCGTTCCTCTCCTGATATTATACCCTGCCTTGATTGCTCATTCAAGACTTTTAGCTCATCCTCATACAAATCATCAAACCACCCACTTTTTATTCTTCCGCCTTTTCTTTCAACAAGGTATATTACACCATCATTCCTTGCCGCAATCATGACGGGTATATTCTCTGTCGTAAGCAAGGTACGCAAATCCGCCTCTGAAAAAGAGGTATCTGTGTTATGATTATGGATAAAAGCAAACTTATCATCTGGATGCCTATCTATGTAATTCCAGAAATCCATCCCTACTTCATTCGGGCTGTTATTCGTTTCGTAAAAATTCAATTCCCCCGAAGATAAGTTTACAAGATGCATATGCTCGCATCTGTCCTTGCTGCCTAACTTTGCTACGTTCCGACATGCCTCAGATACCCCACTGTTTACGTTCGAATTAAACCCATCCAATTTTACATCGTAAGAATTTTTATCATTATAATATACTTCTTTGAAATTCTTATAGCTTGATTCGCTTGCCGCCGCAATCAGTTTCTCATCAAAGCAAGGAAGAATCGTACACCTACAATTCGCATGGAATGGAAGTATAGGACACTTGTCAATAGGATATACTTTCCCGTGGTATGAACCACAAGTACTGCAGGTTCTTTCATCCTGCGCTGCCCATATCTGAACATATTTAACACCTGCATCCTTGTATCTTTGCAATGTAGCACTATTGAGATAGTGCATTGTTTCGGTTCTAACGAGCCTGTGGCAGTTGTTGAAGCCCTGTCCCATGAAATTATGAAGATTCACAGCTATTTCTGTAACTGTCTTTCCCTGCTGCAATCCAGTCAAAAGAATGTCATTAAGTCCTACGGCCAGTTTCCTCTGATTCTTCCATAACCGATTGGAGAAGCTGTCTCCCCGCCACGGCTCATTTAATAGCTTGTTCATAAGCTTCCTGTTCGGCATGGAAAAATCTTCTACGCCCATACCTACAGCCGTATTCTTATATACCTCCCGAAACCCTTTGTTCATATTCTGTGTTGCTGCAGATTCTGTCTTTTTTCCGAGTTCAAACGCAATCTGCTCATACTTTCGGTTCAGTTCTGTTAGACGATTTTGTTTATGCATCTCTGACAGCGTCAATACTCCATCCTTGCTATATTTCTCTGCCAAGGCGTATAATTCATTCTTCACCTCTTTGCTAGCATCTATGTAGAATTCAAGGAGTTCCCTATTCCTCTCTTCCAGAGAATTGTATACATTCCATGTGCCCGCAGCTATCCGCTTTTCCCAATACTCAGGACTACTCTTCGCCATCTCCTTCACCGTCCTTTACTGGCGGCACTTCGTCCCAGGTGGGCTCTCTGTTCTCTTTCTGTTTTTCCAGTTGAGTAAGTTCATCCTCCACGTCAGAAACATACGGGTGATGAGACAGGATAGTCTTATCAGAAACAGTCCCTTTTGAATCATTGCAGTTCTGAATCTGCTCAGACTCATTGATTGCCATATCCCGGTTGAATACGATTTCCACCTCGATTTTCTCATAGTCACCTTGATTGGTAATTTGCAGATACAAATCAACAAAATACAATAGATGTTCAAATGACATTTTAAATTCTGTTTCCATGAGGTTACACTTTAAATCAAGGCCCGAATACATAAACTTAAGAGCAATGCCTGAAGGGGCGTTCCCGTACTTGTCGATGTCCTTGTTGATACTCTGGCCGTCTTCTATCAGATCCCGCTTCAATTGCTCATAATGTTCCCTGAGAGCTGTGATATCCATTGTGGGGGTTATAGTATCCACTCCCCCAGCTTCCGGATCGTCAATTGCAATGGCCCTGTCTTCGTTCAGGTCTTTCATGAACTTATTCAGGTCAGCCCCGCCGTATCCCTTAAGCACAAAGATAAGGTTTTTAACTTCCTCGACATAGTTGGCCGCTTCGCTTCGGCTCAGGTCATATCCGTCAACCAGGCTTTTAACGAACTGAATATCCGGAATCTCAATCCGATTATTTTTGAATGGTACAAAAGGAACCTTGCCCCAGGAATACCATTCATTATTAGCCTTGTAGTGAGCCACGGGACCGCCGTTGTCATTATTCCGGTCATAGTCCGCAACAAGCAACTGACCGTCCAGCCTGTAGTAGGTAACCCCGTCCTCCGTCCAGACCTCAACATTCGTGATTATCTTCTTGATGTCGTACTCCCACACCGTAGTAGGATACACCCTGATCATAGTATCCAGCTCCGTGTGCGTCCTATCTTTCCACAAAGGGATGCACTGCTCGGACGGGATAACCATTGTTTTCAATTCTCCCTGGCTATCAATGTACACCTGTAGCCAGCCGATTCCCTTGTTGGATGCCTCGTATCCCAGGGAAGAAAGCTGGTACTGAAAATGCTTTCCAAGGATGTCTTTTAACTTCTCTACATACTTGTTGTTCTTGTCTTCTGTATCTGCTTTTAATGTTACGGGATTCGAAAGTAGGTAGGCAATCTTTTCATCAACCTGATTTTTATATTTTGCATGAGCCAGCTTATTGTTTGCCTTATAGGTTTCCTCCACGACACTGCCGTTACTCATTCTCTTAGTAATTTTCCGCTCCTTGATGTCATTATCGACACAGTAATATTTTTCCCCTATCATCATCATTGCCCGTTCTGACGAGCCTTGAAAATCATTTATCAGCTTTACAATCTTATTATCCGTAAGTGCGTTGCTTTCCCGCATAGCAGCCATACCAGCCTTCACCCCCTTCCTCATTTTCATAATGATATCTTTTATCCACACTTTATTACCTCCTTGCAGCATAAAATTAAGAGCCAAAAGTCCTGAGACCTCCGCTCTTTAAGTCAGATACCTCATAATCATCTAAGCCATACCAGATGGCAGACAATGAATGAGGGTCTATATTAAATTCATCCTCAATAATCTCACCATTCTTATCTACAGCGAAAGTCAAATCCTGTAATTCATCAATGGTGTTCTTGCACTTATCAGAGCATACAATCCTTTTGAACCGCTTTACTTTCTTAGTGTACACTGCACGGCTACCCTGGAATTTCTTACAGGCTTTCATTCGGAATCCACGCTGCCTGTAGTATCTAATGGCCTTAGGCTCTGCACAATCAGCTTTGATGACAATATCTTTCCATTTCTCAATATCATCCGCAATCTGTGGGTCCGTCTTATCCCTAGTGTAATACTCTTCATACAGATATAGAATTTTACTATCGTGGTCTATCAGCATCCGAACCACGGCATTATATGATGTCACAAAACCAAAATCCATACCATTCTTCTCCAATGGAGTTTTGACAGCTTTCATCAGCTCTCTGACTCTTGCATCCGGCTGAACCTCGAACTGTGGAAACACAAGCCGGCCATTAATACCGAAACGCCCTTTCCTTGCCACTCTGTACAGGTCTGGATCATGAGTCTTCAGGTCGTCCAGCTGCTCTACGTAATCTGCCGGCACGAAATAATTATCATCTACAGTGCTATGGTGGTAGTACGTCTTTCCCACCACCATGATTCTTTTTCGATAGAGTTCTTCATCCTCCAGAACGAGAGTGTTCTCCCTCTTATCCTGAAAGAAGTATTTGTAACACCAGTTGCCCTTGCTGACGGGATTGGTGGAAAGAATTATATGATTGCTCATGGTCGGATGCCGGAGTCTTCCGAGGATCTCCTTAAACCCTGCATACTTCACTTCGGAGCATTCTTCAATCCATACAATTGACACACCGTTGAGGGACTTCAGCTTTGCAGGCTTATCCATGCCTTTGAAGATAATCTTACTGCCGTTCTGAAAACGGATTTGCATCGGATTTACGGTAAACTGGATATAATCCTCTACCCCCATTGCTTTTGCAACTTCTTCCAACAGGTCGAAACAACTGTCCCGGATAGTATCAAACACTTCCCTGACCACTAATGCTTTACGCTTTTCTTCTAGCAGTTTCTTTATCAGCTTAACCGCAACGTGATAGCTTTTTGAACTGCCGTATCCGCCAACCATGAAATAGAACTTATGGTCCCAGTCATCTACAAAATCATAGAAATGGTCATTTAATGCAAACTCAACGTTATTAACTGCTGTCATGCTTCTCACTCGCTTTCACAAACGTAATTTGGATAGGCACATCCTTGTCTGCATCCAGTTTAGTTCTTAACACTTCTATTCTCGCCCTCTGCTCCTCTGTAGACAGCTCCCAATTCTTGTGCAGGAGTTCCTCATACCGGGATATCATCCCTTCCAGTGTCTTCTGTGCCCTGGCCTGCGCTTGCAGGAAGTTCCCTTGCTTATCCCAGGCTTGCTGCACATCCCACTTTTCTCCCCAAGATGCATCACCAGAACGCTCTTCAATCTTAGTTGTAGTCATATCGTCCCGGTCTCTTACATACATAATCTGCTGTGCCCGGATGATGGCAGCATAAGCAATCTGTATCTGGTCCCACAAAATGTCCAAGGGATTCTCTGGCATTTCCTGGATAATAGAAACAGTCTCTTCCGGAAGATATTTCGAGAAGAAACCATACTTTTCAGCTTTCTTATTTCCCGGAGGTCCTCCACTGGCATTTGTGTTCCCTGGCTGGCCTCCTCTTTTCCGTTTGGAACGTTCCGTATTCTTTTGGAGCGTTCCGTTCAGTAAACTTTCCCATTTGTCTTTCGACTTCCATCCCCGAATCGTCCCTGGGGATAAGTTTAGTTGACTTGCAATCTCAACCAAATCAATCTTTCCATCATGCTGCTTGTATATTTCAAATGCCTTGTTCCTGTTTGGATCTCTTGCTCTCGGCACTTACCACCACCTCTCAATCGTCGGTTTTGTTGTATAAGAAAAGAGATGCCAACGACATCTCAATCTACTTTTACAAATTTATATCCCATTAGTCTAATTGTTCTTGATTGACTAGGCTCGTAATCAATCAGTCCCGCTTCTTTCAATACCAAAAGATGCCCCAATATCGGAGACACAGACTTAAGTCCCACGCCCTCCCCGATTTCCCTTACTGTGGGCGAATATTGATGTTCCATCATGAATTTAACTATATACTCATATATAACCATATTTCTTTCAGTCGGTTCTTTTATCATTTGTGTTTTTCCTCCGCTCTTTGTCTTCCTTAATGTTAGAACAAACGTTCTTTTTTGTCAATTCGCAGAATACACAAAAACGCCCCGCACTTTTTATGCAGGACGCTTTAAAAGGAGTTTTTTAAGTCAATGGCTTACCCACTGATTTCACTTTACACTATACCAAACTTTTCCAGGACATATGGGACATTCGGGACAAACTTTATTTTTCTTTCATGAATCTCTGATATTCCTTCTTCACACTGTCGCCCGTACATTTCCGCCCCATCAGTATAGCCACTTCTTCCCACGCAAGCCCCTTGAAAATCTTATACTTAATAATGCGCTGCATCCGAAAAGGAACCTCTTTCATCCATTCCTCCACTTGGAGCTTAATCGCCTCGGCTTCATTCTTCTGTATGGCCAGTAATTCCCGTTCCCGATGAATCCGACCTGCATTTTCAACAGTTTCTGTCGTTCCGCATAAATTGAATGTCCGCGGCTCATATGGCCAATCCGGATTACTTCCCCTCACCTTATCCTGAATAATCTTCTTTTTCTTTTCCAACTTTTTTATTTCTGCCTCAGTTTCCCGGATAAACTCGCATGCATCTATGTAATCTTCAAGTATTTTTTTGTCCACCCGCACTCACTCCTTTTTCAATCATTTGATTTCCCTGTTCCCTTATCAATTTTCTTACCCCTGAAGATATATCTGGTTCTGGGTATGCTCGTTTTTTAAATCGTTCCCTGGCATTTTCGTCCGTGAACTTCTCCATATCAGCATAATCTATCTCCCTTATTCTATTTCCCATTACATCACTCCTTTTATTACTTAAGCCGCCGCATACTGAAGGAACGCTGCTTTAACCTGCTGCGGACTACGATATGCGTAATGCTTGTTTGTAACATTTTTGTTCTTATGACCCAGATATAAAGAAATTAATTCCCCCGGGCATCCTCTCTTCGCCATATTAGTTGCCGTTGTCTTCCTAAAGAGATGTGGATATATGTTCCTTACCAGGATTGACCTTCCTGCAATAACCTTGATAGCAGCCCGTAAACCGCTACGCTCCATTCGCTTATAAGGTGCTTTCACAGAAACGAATAAGGCTGGGTTATCATCTTTTCTGCTGTCTTCCCGGACGGTCTACTGCTTGTTTTTATGTTGTCAACGTTCACTCACCCAAATGTTTTACCGGCTCCCTACTTCCGGTATAAATCTTATTCACACCAATTCGGTTCTACTGGGTAAAGATAATACTCTTCCCCGTCAACCGTATATGTAATCTCGCACCTATCCACTTCCATACCGTCCAACACATTCAGGTGCGACTGCGGCATTCTCTTCCTGATTGCGTGGTCCGCATTCCTGCGGAATTTATCTTCGCTGAATCGCATCGGCATTAACCTCCTTTGCCGGAATAAATAGATATCGCTTATCAATATTAGCGACCAGGACCGTACACTCTTCTTCCTTAATCTCCATGCAGGATGTATCAAAACCCACTTCTTTCAAATATTCAATTGCCAGCTTTGCATTTTTCATGTTTTTGACTGTCAGTTCCAAGCTATTATAATTGGTGTTAATGCCCTTCTTCATTTCCAGATAAGTCTTGTCTATGTGATTCAATTCGGGAGTATGATCTGAAATGTCATTCCCCAACATGTACCCATAAATCCCGTTGTCGTGGTTTAGCGCCCTTTCGACAAAAACTCCCGTGCTTGTTGCATATCTTTTGCTGATTGTAATATCATCCCCGTGCTTCTTCTCCCACCTTTCATAAATATCTGATATTGCCAGCAAGTGTTTTTCAATCTGCTCCGCAACTGTCTTAAGTTCTATTTTTTCATACAGCATTTTCTTATGCTGCTCAAGGGCATCTCCAAAAAGCTGTCTTGCATTCTTCAGTGCTTCTTCTCTTTTTACCTCTAACCACTTTAAAATATCTCTCTTAGTCATTTTCTTTCTCCTTTCACAAAATTGCGGTTTAACCGAATAACCGTGATACAGCTTCGCGCCCTGACATATTTTTGATTACTTCCATTTTTTCAACATCCGAAATACCATTTTCGTCTATACATGGAAATAAATCATACCCCTCCCAACAGAAAACGATCCCAGTTATAGCTACTTTTGCATATTCAACATAAAAATCAGGATGGCTTTTCACGGTTCGCACTACAGTTTTGAAGTACACATCAAATTCCCTTACTTCCCCGTCTTCCAAAATGAGCCTTGTTTTGTCTCCAACATTTATAGGCGTTCCGTTCTTATCTTTTAATCCTGTTTCTATCATATCTACCTCTTTCCCCGGCACTCAGCAGCCGGACGTTCTAAACACAATCTTTTTTCCCTCGAATGCATATAATCCTTTTTGCAATTCATTCCACTTTTTTAATGCTAAGTATGCGGACTTTTCTTCGTACAGTCCGCCTCTGCCACAATTAGGGCATTTTACATTCCAATACTGTTTATGCATTCTATTACTGTTATGCGGTATTAATATAGGCATTCCATAGTCGCATCTTTCCGCTAAGGTTGGCGGGTGAGGCATACATACACAAGGGATAATATTATCTACTGTCATGTTCATTCACCCTCCTATTCTGCCTTGTACGGTTCCGGCAGTGGCATCCAGGCTTTTACTCTGCACTCTGCAAGAGGAACAACATTGTTTACCATCCATAGACAATTTTTACAAAGCAAATATCCCACTTCGTCATTGTCTAGTGTGACAATATATCTTCCTTCCACTTCCGGCATCCGTTCCGATACCGGAATCCATTCACGCCCTTCAATAGTTGGATATTTTTCTATGTACTCTGTTACTTTCGTGGCTGTCTTAGAATCAAAAACCGTAGTAATTGATATTAAGAGACAGTCTACATCTACCCATCTACTCAATGTTTTTTCCTCCTTAAATATCAGTTTAACTGTGCTAAAAATCCAGCATACAAGCAAAACATATCATGATGCATTTCTATACACGTTTGTGACATACCTTCTTTTCTGGCCTTTTCCTCTGCTTTTTCGCACATATTCATTTGTACAATCAAATGTGTCTTGACATTTTCCATTGCACATCTGTTCAATTCTTCCATATCTTACTCCTTTCAGTTTTCTTCACATTTTCCTGCCCACTGTTCAGCCATAGCTTGGGCGATTCCTGGAAAGGTCTTGCTTCTATTCTTAGCCCTGTCTGTTGTAAAGACTCCTCGGTGCTTCTCTCCGTGTTTTTTAGAGTACGAACCAGACGGGCACCAGGTTCTTTTAGGCTCTACAACATCCGTAGGCACTAATGGCGGCAATCCTTTAAGCCATAGCTGTGTACGCTTCGTATATGGGTGTCCGAATTGATAAGGCTGTATCACCTGCGTTTTTTCTGGCAACTCGTATATACGGCTTGGTGTAGGGTTTTCAATCGCAATCTTTTCACAATCTGCATTGTAAAAGGCCATAAAAAACTCTTTTGCTGCAAGCCCTTTTCGATACCGCTCCCGGTTTAACTTTCCGCCCGGAAATAAATGTCTGGCGCCAGCGTTACTCAGGTATGTACAGGGCGGAAATGCAAGAATCATATCCCAATGTTGAAATAGCAGTAATGCTACATCTTGCTGCAAGTGCCATTCTGGATGTCCGCCAGAACATGGCTCTATATCACAGCTATATGCTTCGTGTCCCAATTTCCTAAGTTCTATCGTTACTGCCTGGCTTTCTTCACAGGCTACTAATATTTTCAATTTATTTCTTTGAAAGGGTACCCTTTTTATGCCGGCCGGCAAAAGCTCCTTTCTCAATTAAATTTTAAGTTACCTCTTATTTACCCCATAAATCATCTAACCACTGGACCAGTGCAACAAGACTATCGTTATCGCATTTATCAATATTTCCCAGGTGTAGACAAAAGTATTTCTCGCTATTTCTAATAAATTCACGATAGGTTTCTGTATTGCTCGCACCTTCCACACAATCACAAATCCTTCTATCAAGATTTTCCTTTATGTTTTCTATACTTGGCATCATCCTGCCTCCTTTATTGCTTTGATTCTTGCTTTCAGGCTCTGCATTACCCAGTTCTGGACATCTTCTTTCTTCTCCAGGGCCTGCATGACATCCTCGTCCCGGGTACCGGCACAGACCAGATGGTGGATGATAACTCTTTCTGTCTGGCCCTGGCGGTGCAACCTCTTGTTGGCCTGGGTATACTGTTCATAGTTCCATGTCAGGCCAAACCAGATTACGTGATTTCCGCCTTGCTGAAGGTTAAGCCCGTAAGCTGCACTTGCCGGGTGTGCAAGCAGAATATCTACCTGACGGTTATTCCAGTCATCCTGATCCTGGACAGTCTTCAGTTCCCGTACCCGCAGCTTAGATTTTTTCAGTGCCTCCAGTATCCTCGCCTTGTCGTGCTGGAAGTTATAAAACACAAGCGCCGGTTTCCCTTGCAGGGATTCTATAAGCTCCAGGAATGCCTCAATCTTGCAGCTATGTACTTCATGCACATTTCTGTCTTCGTCATAGATAGCCCCGTTACCAAGCTGTAACAGCTTATTGCTTAATGCCGCCGCGCTGGTGACACTTATTTCTTCCTCATCCTCCGGCAGCTCCAGGACCATCTCTCTTTCAAGGTCCCGATAAGCCTTTTCCGCTTTGCTGTCCAGTATGACGGGCACCTGATGATAGATGACCTCCGGCAGCTCCAGGTAGTCTTCGGCTTTCATGGATACGCAAATGTCTGATATCCTGCCCAGGATACTGTCCTCGCTTCCGGGCTTCGCCTTGTAGTTGTACACCACATTGTTTCCTCTGTCCCCGGGGTCGAAATATCGCTCCCGGAACTGGGTGTATTTCATTCCCAATCGTTCCCCGCCATCTAACAGGAATATCTGAGACCATAAATCATCTAACCCATTGGGGGAAGGTGTTCCGGTAAGCTCTACCAACCTCGTGATATGTCCGGAAACACTGGCCAGGGCTTTGAACCGTTTCGCCTTATGGCTTTTAAAGCTGCTGGATTCGTCGATGACTACCATGTCAAAGGGCCAGCTATTCCGGTAGTAATCTACCAACCACGCTACATTTTCCCGGTTTATGATGTAGATATCCGCAGGGGTATTCAGTGCCCGTATCCTCTTTGCCTGACTCCCCAGTATGGGGGACACCCTCAGTACTCTGGTGTGGTCCCATTTATCTTTTTCCTTTGCCCAAGTACCCTCTGCCACTTTCTTCGGCGCTATAACAAGCACCTTCCTGACCTCAAACCGGTTATATTTCAACTCCTTCACTGCGGTAAGCGTAGTTACTGTCTTCCCAAGGCCTTAACCCATATCAAGAAACAGACCTAACTTCTTAATCTCAATAATTTTATTAACACAATGGTTTTGATAGGCGTGCGGCTTGAATATCACAGGGCATCACCTCCTTCGTGTTCCCTGTGCCATTTAGCATGATCAGCCTGACTTTTGAACACCTTTAGATTTTTAGGGTTGTTGTTTCGCTTATTCCCGTCAATATGATGGACTACCTCTCCTGGAAGTAATTTACGCCCTAGGATTCGCTCGGCTATAATTCTGTGGGTATGTACCCCAAAGGATTTGGTATACGTTTTTCCTTTACCATTACCCCTTTTTATCACACTAAGTTTTGCTCTTGTAGAAAAATCCATCCTTGCAGGATTCATTTCATGATTTAACCTGGACATATGCTTTGAGATGTTTGTGTAATCCTTAAGGCTTTTGTATCCTTCTGGGTTCTTTTGGCAGTTAGAATACTCAGCAAGACACTTTCGGGAACAAAAATTGTGAGTGCTTACGCGACTCGGATATCTCTCAATTTCTTTTCCACATCTATCGCATTTGATTATTACCTTCATCTTCTCATCTCCTAAAGCTCATACTTGCAATCCAGCGCCTTGCTGACCTCCTCGTAGCCCATATCTTGGAAGAACTGGCTCAGCCCATCAATGCCACGTACTACTCTTACTGTCTGCCCCAGGGCCATCAACCTGCCGCACTGTACTTGTTGCAGGGCGCTTAATTTGCCTGTGGCTGTTTTCAACTCTACGAATACCGGCGCTCTTTTTGGGAAAACAACAATCCGGTCTGGCACACCATCGTTCCCGGGGCTGACCCACTTGTAGGCCCTGCCGCCTAACTTCTTGACTTCTCTAACCAATATCTTTTCAATTTCTGATTCTCTCACTTTTTCTCCTTTCGTTGCCAAATCTCTCTGTACACGCGTATGTGTGGTATAAATAGGCGTATTAGGTGTATTAGGCGATACAGGTAATATACCTATACCCTTTATATTTTTACTCTATATAAGTTAAGGCAACATTGGCAACATAATATATGAAGTAATGATTTTACAAGGGTTTCAGCGTTTCCAATGTACTGTTGCCATTGTGTTTTTTATGGAAACATTGGCAACGCACCTATGTTTCCAATGTTGCCGTCATGTTTCCATTCTTTTTACACGTTGGAAACACTTTCGG